TACAAATTTAGTAAAGCTCTCGGTTATACGAGAGAAGAAACGACGTGCCTCCTACGACTTTGGACCCGTGAATCCCGCTTCGACCACCTTGGTTTCCCAAAGAACTCTAAGGGAGAACCAATTAGCTCAGCTTTCGGAATTGCTCAACTCCTTAGAGAACGTAGTAGAGAACCTGAACTACAAATCCTTCACGGCCTACGATACATTGGTCATCGCTACGGAGGGAGTGCGTGTCGCGCTCTCAGCCATAGTGACAGAAGAGGCTGGTACTGATACAGTTTGACCTGCTCACCTCTTCCGAGTAACAAGAACCTCACCGTTAAGCTTTCGCGGTGGGGTTCTTTACTTGTCGGTGGTGTAGAAGCCCTTGCCTTTGAAGGTAATGGCAGGTGTATCCCACTTACGGATCATAGGTATATGGCAATCAAAACAAGAAGGCTCACGTGGATCTTCGTGGATACTGCGCTCAATAGTTATCTCACCATTGCAATCAGGGCAACGATAGTCGTACTGCATCAGAGCTTTACCGCCTCTTCGATAGGTAGATAACCTACTAACTTGCTGACCTTGTTAGAACGTGAGAACTCAGTAGTAGCAGGCATCCAATGACTAAACCATTCAGGCTCTGGCACTTCCATCAGGTCAAAAGAAAAGACCCCTTCTGGGGTCGAGTTAATGTAGAACGGAACTAAGTCTCGCTCTGCTGCCTGAGTAATGAGCTTGCGGTACTTCATCTCTTCAATCAGTAGCGTGGGATAGTGGGTGTTGCGACACTTCAACTCTATGTATGCGTTCGAGTCACGACTAATGCAATCGAAGGAGTCATAGATACCCTCTGACTTTTGCAAGTCAGGGTACTTATTGTCCAATAAGAATAAGAATAGATCAATCTCTTTCATTGCCACGGGGTGTCACCGCCCAAACCATTCTGCACCTTGCGTAATGCGCTGGTGCATCTACGATCTGCGGTAGATACTGCACACTCTAATAAGCCTGCCACCTGCTGCAAGGTAAGTCCCTCGTGGTAGCGCATACGAAGTATGGTCTGGTCTTCTGCTTCAAGCTTTAAGTATGAACGCTTGACATCAATCAAGGTAGCAAGCAGGTTGCCACCTTCTGCTGGAACGCTAGGCTTTTTAGGTGAGCCATCGTTGATAAGGTTCTGTGCCTGTTCTAAGACTGTGTTATCTACAATGGATGCGATTACGTGAGGCAAGACCTGTGCAATCATAGCTGTATCGTAGAAGGCTTCATCACCTGTGCGATAGCCAGACTTGGCTGCCTTCTCTTTGCGAGCATAGCGTTCAGCAGCACGTTTCATTTGCCACCCAATGCGCTTCTCATAGATGACACGTTGAACTGCGTTAGGTTCGTTCAACATCTCATCGAACTGTTTGCTACGTGTTAATGCCCAAGCAAGACACTCTTGCAGTACATCATCTCGTTCTACGTAGCCACGAAAGCGGCGAGCTATTGCACTAGCAACGCTAGGTGCTATGTCATAGATAGATTTATGTAGCTCAGTCACAATCTGCCTCTGGAACTTCAGGCCATTTGCCATCAAGCACCATCATTGCAATAGCTGAGTAGTTCAGTAGGTCTATGAATGAATCACGCAAGGACTCGTTGCTTGGCTTAACGCCAGAGTCTAGTAAGTTATTAATGCGAGCTATCTTGTCCCACATACGTACACGCAGACCATTAAGTGGTCCACCTGGTGAGTGAGCAATGTTCTTTGGACCGTAGTCGTGATGCTTACGCACCAGTAGATTACCTGCCTGATCCATAATGCGCCAGACATCTGCAACAAACGCCTCATCTACCTTGCTGGTGTAGGACGGACTAACAAAGTCTCGGTTTCCATATTGATCTCCAGGATCTGGAAGCCCATATGCTGCAAAATCTGTACCATTTGTAGCCATTCGTCCCTACTCATCCTTCTGTCCTAGTAACAAAGCCTTCGTTGCATCGGCACCATTGGCCAGATAGAAGTCATTGATGTCCATTGATGGGGGTAATGTTACTATTGTACTATTTGTTACCTCTTGTGCGACACGCTTAGAGAACTCAGCACCTGGGTTGGTGCCATCTTCCTTGATGTCATTGTCACCGATAACAAAGATGTTGTCATAGCCAGCAAAGAGCTTGACAAAGTGTGGCTTCCAAGCCTGTACCCCAGGTACACCTACTGCTGGTATGCCAACAACACCAGACAAGATCACCGTATCTAACTCACCTTCGCATACTGCAATGTAAGAGCTATCAATAGTGATGTCACCTACGTTATACAGGTGTGCCTTCTGCCCCGTTGGAGATCCATACTTGGGCTTGCCATCATCTAATCGTCTGAACTTGAAGCCTACGCACAGACCATTAGCTGTGATGTAGGGTATAGAAAGCCAGCCCGTGTGCGTTTCGTGACCGTTGATTGGATCTGTTACTACACCCAACGAAAACTGTTGGGCAACAGCATCAGATATCCCACGTCCTTCGAGATAGTTTAGAGCCTCTTCGTTTATTGCCTGACTGTAACGGTTCGCCGCTTCCAGCAGTGATTTCGATTGCACGATTGAGGGCATCCTTAAACTCCAAATTCTCTATGTGCATAACAACATCTACTGAACTGCCACCCTTACCGCAGGTATGGCAGAAGTAGAGGTTGTCATACGTGTTCATTACAGCACTACGTCTACTGTCTGTATGTATACAGCAACGAACCGCTGCTGACTTGCCTTCTCTTACTTCTCCACCGTAATAGGAAACAATAGTTCCTATGGGGATTGAAGTTGCATCAACGGAACCTTTGTGTCTACCCGCTTTACGTACCCTGGACCAGTCTTGTGCTGGCATACACACCCCTTGTCATCACACTTATCGTGCCATTGAGCTGAACGTTTGTAGTGAGCAAGCGTGTTCTCTTCTCCGCCCTTATGACAGTTCTGGCAGATCATCTTCTTCTTCTACATACTCTGTTGTTGCTTCTTCTGCATCAGCTTCTACTATTGCTTCATCTAGTTCTACAACTGGTTCTGTCCAAGTATCTGTACCTGTGATTACACCTTCTGGAACTGGCATTACTGTTTCTCCTTTAACCATTGAGTTAAGTCTTGGATTACCCAAGCCTGATCTATTGATGCGTTGCGACGCTTAACTACCACGTATGACAGAGGAACTTCCCCAAGACCCCTTGCCTGTGCATAGTTAAGCGCCTCAACTTGTGCTTCTCTCCAGAACTCAGGCAGGGTAAGCGTCTGCCTGTTCTTGAGTTCAAGGATATAGGTTTCTCCAGATACGATAACAACCATATCTCCCTCATCCTTTGCCCCAGCTTTTGTCAGACGCTCTGCAGTTACGCCTTTATTGCGTAACCATTTCATTACATCTGTCTCGAACTGAGAACCTTTGCGTCCATTCTTGTTAGCCATTGAACACTAAACTTTCCATAGGATTAAGGTGTGCAACTGGTACATACCAAGTCCTATCATTGTATCTCCACTCGTCACGCTTGCATTCAGACCCAAGCTTCCAGCCGATAGCTGTGTACTCAGGACCTTTCCAGTCAGGCGCAACTCGTCGTGTCTTATGACACAGACCATCAGACATCAACACATAGACAAGGTTATCATCATCTCTAATTGAGTAACGCATCCCTCTTACTGGTGGAAATGAGTAACGAATCTCTCCAAATCCTGGGATGTCAAGTTCTGACTTCCATTTATTATAGTGTGGAGTGAAGTCGTTCTTACCGACCATACGTGCAAATGCAAGTTCTGATCCTGCGCAGACGACGTGCTGCCACGTTTCCCATAGGTCACCCTCTGAGTAATTGATGTTCTTCGTTGGGTCACCGAAGTATGGCTTCTGTCTTTGGTATCCGACTTCAACACAAGTAGCTTCCTCTTCTATTGTTAGAGCGTATTTAGATATGACCATATCCACGTTCCTCTGCATAGGCACGAAGGTAGGCCCTACCCTGTGCATCATCATCTCCTATTTGACAAGCAGCAAAGTTTACAAACAGCGATGCCCATTGAGAAGCATCAGCAAAGTGTGGACCGAAGCGATTCTTTACTGATGCTACACGCAATATACCTTGCGATGGATCGTAGCCAAGTGTGAGCATTAAGCTCGGTAATTGGCTGACCTTTCCGTGGATCGCACGTCTAGGTGGTGGCATCATAGGAGAACCATACTCTGATTGTTCTGATACGTGATGGAGTACTAAGACGCAAGCCTCTGTCTTACGTGCCATATCGTGCAACTCCATCATAATTGCACGTAGCCCTGCCCACTCATTGTCTGTCTCAGCAGCAACATTCATTAGGTTATCTATGACAATCAACTCTGGTGCTATGCCATAGAGTTCAACATAGGCTTTAATCTCCATCTCAATATCATCAAGAGACGGACTTGAATCAAAGACCCATTGAATGTGTGATGTGTTGACTAAGTGTGCTGAATAATAGTCAGCTCTTTTTTCTATGTTCTGTTCCACAGCCAACTGGCTATGGCCCGATAGGTGTGCAGCAGCGCGAATCATTACTGTCGCTGTGTCTGTATCGGCGGAGAAGAACAGCGTTGGCACCTGCGCTTTGATGGCATAGATCAATGCGAACATTGACTTACCAGCGTTAGGTGCTGCAGCTACCATACATACTTGACCACGACGAAACTTGATAGATTGCTTAACTAAATTCTTCCACACATCAGGCAGTGGCGTGGCCCTAGTGGTCACTCCACTCCAAGCGCGGGAAAGTTTAAGCACTCTTATCCTCTTCTATAGTTATGTTTCGTTGTTTGCGAATCTGTCGTCGTTCGTGTCCTGTCAGTCCACCCCAGATACCGTGCTGTTCTTTACGGATACCCCACTCAGCACACTCGCTGGTATGCTGACAACTCTTACAGATTTTCTTTGCTGCTGCGATATTGATACGAACTAATTTGCCTTCGTTTTCCTGGTCAGGAAAGAATAGATCGCCACCTACTTGAGCACATAAAGGAACCTCAAACTCGTGTGGTTCCCGCATTAGCTAAGCCCAGATAGTTGAGCACTTATCTGTTGCACCCTTTGGTGCAGCACACATCCAGCCCTTCCAAGGGCCACGAGCAGAAGTACCTGTACGGAAGCTCATCACACCGTGCTTACAGCTTGGTGCTTTACCTTCAACAACAGCAGGTGCAGCAACAGGTGTTGCATTAAATGATTGCGCTACTGATTCAACAGTAGGTACTGGAGCAGATGCTCGTCCACCGTTTAGTTCAGCATCGGTAGCCTTGATAAGAGTTGAGACCATTGATAGATCAGTAAGACCTGTCTCTAGTTCCTTCACATCAGTTGCATAAAGATTGATAAGAGTTCCATTGCTTGTCTTGAAGTTAACTTGGAACTTTGTGTTTTCGTTTGCAGCCATTTACTTTCCTCCAGATTGTTTGATTGTTAACCTTAATTGCTGTGCGCCTTGCTTTGTAGGTACATAACCTAGTTTAGCAAGTACTTCATCTTTGTCTACTGATGTTGGTCCAGCTACGCTAAACCACTTGACTTGTATTCCAGTATCAGTAACTCCAGCGATGCCTTCAAGAGCTGACTTTAGTGAGTCTTTTTCTTTTGTTAACTCTTTGATCTTCTCATCTAATTGTAAGTATTTCATCGCATTAGTTGAAGCATCCTTGTCCTGGATTAATACCGCTTCACTAGCGATACGTTCTTTTTTTAGACCAACGCATCCCATCTGCCCAGTTGCGTCATAGTATTTGCAGTAGTGCTGGCAGTAGTTCTCTTCGCGCTCTGGTTCTGGTGCTGTCTCTGATGCCTTGATAGCTGCTAACCAGTTCAATGCCTCTAGTGCCATTGACTCGTCGTAGTCTTCTGTATGTACCTTGACATCGCGTTCATCACCATCACGTGCAATAGCAACAAGCGAGACTCGCTTTACATCGTAGCCATTCTTTGCTAGTAGATATCCATAGGTCTGCACCTGCCATCGCTGTTGTGTTGATGGGAAGTATGAAAGGTTCTTCACCTTACTTGTCTTCCAGTCAATCACATCACCTGTCCCTGGTACGAAGCAGTCAACGTGCGCCTTCATTCCATTGTATTCAACTTCTGTTTCAATCAATACGTCTTTGTTATCAGCTAACGCTTCTTCAATGGCTGCGTGAATAGCAGTACCCATAATCGCAGCAAGCTTCATCTCATTGTCGTTAGTTTCTGGCTGATCGTTAAGTCGGTACCACACCTTGCGACGACAGCCACCTAACTCTGATGGTCCTATCTGTACCTGTGTAGAACGTGAACGCTTCGCATCGCCTGCACGTAATGCAGTCAGTAGCAGTTGTTTGGGATCTGTCATATTCTAAATGCCCCAGCTTCTTCTGCTTCTTCGTGTAGTTTGTATGCTAAACGACAAGCCTTCCAACCCATCTCATAAAAGTAATGAGCAGCGTATTCATCTGTCATTGCTATTGCTTTAATCTCCATTAGAACTCCTCCTCACACTCTACGCAAATACAAGTAGCAGATGCGCCGTCACAAAACCATACGTGGCCCCATATCCAGCAACGTAGTTTCTTAAATAGTTTCTTCATAACCTTTCCTGTACCATTAACTGTAAAGGCTTGTTGGTATTAGCGTCAAGGACCGAAGCTATCTCAACAGCTTTACGGGCGTGTCGTTTGGCATAGGCTAGGTCCACATCAGGTTTGATAACTGAATACAGGTAGCCAAGAGCGAGCTGACCACCAGAACCAATGCCATACGTTCCGTGATTTGCTTGGAAAAAAGAGAGATCACAAGCAATACGAAAGATATTGCCGTTAAAAGCAATGAGATAATCGAAGCCACCATCTTTGTCCACCTTGTTGTAGTCGTAGTTGTTGTCATTGAATGCTTGGTTGATGCTTGGGATAATCTTGCGTCCCATAAATTGCGCTGGGTCCTCACCTCGATAGGCAGGTGGCTTCCAGTTGTAGGCAAGGATATCTCCAGGGCGTGTGTCGCC